GTTCTTCATGCGCATCGAGTCTGGATCGGCCTTCTCGCCCACCTTTGGCTAATGGTTAACCTGACGGGGCTAAGTGCCCCGTCAGTTTCTTTGGAGCAAGCATGAACGACAAACTTGAAGCACAAATCCGCGAAGCAGCGGCAGCCGTCAAGGCGAAAAAAGAGGACAAGCCGGTCGAAATTGAGTATGAAGAAGTGTTCATCGACCTTCCCCCGCATAGCAGCCATCTCTCGATTGATGGTCGGCATTTTCACCAAGGCGCGTCTTACAAGGTCACGAAGGCGCAGGCCGCGTCAATGCGTGATATCATGAGCCGCGCTTGGGCGCACGAGCAAGAAGTTCGCGGCCAGCGCAAGCCCTTCGACGCATATCGTCGTCAACGTGAATACAGCCTGAGAGGTTAATCTATGAGTGAAAAAAGCAGCGTTGGGTATGTCTATCAGTTTGCGGCAACTGTCGCAGACGGGATGAGCGTCACCTTCAACGGGAACTTTCCGATCGGTGTGTCTACTGAAGCGATCAACGCCGAGATCGACCGCTTCCGCGCCGTGGCCGAGCGGCAACGCGCCAAGAACGAAGTCAAGATGCTTGAGGCGATGCTGATCGAGAAAGAGTCGATGATCCGCAACGCTGAGCTGGATCTGAGCCAGTATCTCAAGAAGCACAAGGACGGCGACGACTTTTCTGACCGGCTCAAGGCGAAGATCGAGGAACTGTCGCTCGACTACAAGCGCGGTGTCAAACAGCTCGAAGAAACGCGGGCTAAGGCAGTCTAATGCTTACGGCGCAGCAGATCATTACTTACGCTTTGCAGATTGCAAAAGCGCCTGGTTACACCGTGCAGGCGGGTGATCTGCTCAACATGCGCCTTGCGACGCTGGCGCGCACCTATGACCTGGATGTGCTGCTCAAAACAGCCCAGTTCTCGGTGGCCGCTGGCGTTCAAACTTACACTCTCCCTACGGACTACGTTCGCGGGCACGAACTTTGGTATTACATTGGCGGCCTGCCGCAGCCGATGCGGCAGATTAGCCTGCCCGACTATGACCGGATCAACGTCGGCAACGTTGCAATGGCGTATCCGACGATGTGGGCAAGCAACCCGGCAGCCGGGACGCTGCACCTGTATCCCATGCCGAACAGCACGATCGCGTTCACGCTGCGGTATTGGAGCCAGCCATCAGATATTGCAAACCCCGCAACGTCCAGCGTTGTGCCGTGGTTTCCTGACAGCGACTACTTGCTCACGGCGCTGGCCGCAGACGTGATGCGCTTGACCGATGACACGCGCCAGCCTCAATACGCGGCGGAAGCACAAAACAAGCTGCAAGCGTTCCTGAAGATGCAAGGCGACCGCGAGAATCACGCCCGCACCGTCAAGCTCGGCAATTCGTTCGCAGGTGGATCGGGCCGACTGCCGCCGTCTAAAGTCACGGGGTTCTAGATGCTCCGCACCCCGGCAATCTACCAGTGGCGTCCGGTAGGTCTATCTGATGCGCGGGACGGCAAGCTGTCGTTCCCCGGCGCTTGCAAACTGCTGACGAACCTGATCCACGATCCGGTCAGCAACAATATGCTGGCCCCGCGTCCTGCCAGCACGAGCATCACAACGTTTAGCGGGTTTACATCCCCCGGCGTCGTGTCTGTCATGATCTCCGTTGGCACGCGCATCTTTGGCATGTTCGCCAGCGGGGCCACTCCCGGCTTTGACCGCCCGTTTTGCTACGACACGGCGACCAATGCGTTCTTGTTCATTAGCGGCATCACCAGTAGCAACGTGCCCGCAACGCAAGGCACGAGTGGCGCGTGGACGCCCCCTTGCATGGCTGTGGTGGGCAACTACATCGTCATCACGCATCCGGGCTATACGCTGTCCAGCGGCCCGATTGGGACGATTGACCTGACGACGCTGGCCTACAGCACTGGCAACATGATGAACGGCTCGACCGCCGTGCTGAGTTCTGTGCCAACGTCTGTTGCGCAGTTCTACGGGCGTGCGTGGTATGCAGTGGGAAACCAAGCCTACTTCAGCGACTCGCTTTTCCCGTTGCGGCAGACCAACGCGGGGCAAGTGTTGACGCTTGGCGCAAGCACCGAGCCGATCACCGTTTTTGTGCCGCAAGGTATCTCGACTGCAACGCAGGGCATTTTGTCTGCGCTGATCGCGTTCAAGGCAAACTCGATTTGGCAGATTACGGGCGACTGGAACTATGGCGGGTCAACGAGCGGCGGCAACCTTGCGCTGAATCAGATCACCGCCAGCGTTGGCTGTTCTGCCCCTCGCACGGCAGTCCCGACGCCCGCAGGCATCATGTTCATGGCGGTGGACGGCATCCGCACCATTCCGACGATGAGCATGGCCGTGACGGAGCCGAACCCTGACGTGGTGTATCCGTTCTTCAACTGCACACAGCCGACACGCGCTTGCGCGGCCTACAGTGCTGACACGTATCGCATTTCGCTTGACACGGTGACGACAACGGACGTGCTTGGGCGGTTTGAGTATTGGTTCCCGCTCAAAGTCGGCAAGTGGAGCGGGCCGCACACGTTTCCAGCCGACGTGATTACGCCGCTTGGTAACTCGTTCGTCATAGCGGTCAACAGCATCGGTGCGAACCTGTTTCAGAGCAACGCTTACACCACGGCGGGCGACTCCTTTACGGAAAACGGCACCCCGTTGACGATCAACATGACCAGCGCCCTGATTGACCCGGCCCCGCCGATGGCGGAAAAGGCGTCTGTCGAAATGGTCGTCTCCGCTGTTTATGGTGCGCAGTCCTACACGGTGCAGGTTCTCGACAGCCAAGGGAACCTAATCAACCAAGCGCAGTTGTCGCCTATCAAAGCACCAGCCACTTGGGGCGGTGCTGGCGTTGTGTGGGGCAACCCCGGAACTGTATGGGCACCGGCACCTTACAACTCCAGCGCATCGCCGTTGTCGTTCCCTGCGCCGCTCGTGTTCAAAACGTGTCAAATTGTTCTTTCGGGTAACAGTGGATACTATTTCCGTCTAGGGCGGTTCGATTTCCGCTACGAGGCGCTTCAATACACCGGAGCAGGCTAATGGCAATCATCAATCCATTGACCTACACAATCGCAAACGGCGATCCGGTTGACGCGACGCCAGTTCAAGCGAACTTCACGCAGATCGTGCAGGATGTCAACGCGAACGCCGCCACTTTGGATGGCGACCCTTCGCAGCAATTTCTTGTCGCCGCCACGAGTAACCCGGCAGGCGCGGTGCCGCTTGCTCAGGCGCAGCAACAGTTTGCCGCGTTGAACGGCTCTGCGAGCAACCAGTTTGCAGTAGCGAGCGCGACGGCAGCAACTCAAGCGGTAAATTGGGCGCAGGCCGGGACGCAAGTTTTGTCCCCTGCACTGAGCACCGCAATCACGCCCGTTGCGTTTAACACTTTGGTTCTGCCAAACTTTCCGGCTGCGGGAGCGATTACTGTCAACCCAGGATCGCTCGCCGGCCAACGGGTTCGTGTGCATGGTTGTAGCTATTCAGTCCTAGTGCAGACCAACGTAGCAAGCGGCTCGCCTATGATTCTGTTCCCAGATGGGAGCACAAGCTACTCGTGGTCTGTCTCCGGCTACAACCAGGCCATCGAGATGGCCTGGGATGGCGTTAACTGGCGTGCCACAACCACGGGCCAGATCGTTGCTGCGCCAGCAAGTGCGTCAAACCAAGTCGTTACTTTGGGGCAATTGTCCACGGCGAGCGTCAGCTATGCAAGTTCTGCTGGCTACGCAAGTTCTGCCGGTTCTGCTAGTTCTGCTAGTTCTGCGACTACTGCTGGCCGCCTCACAAACGTCCAGCTAACTGCGCCTAGCCGTGCGTTAAGCACGACCTACTACAACACCACAGGTTACACAATGTGGGTGTGGGTGACTTGTCAAACGAACAACAGCGCGGCGGTTTATTCTGTTGTTAATGGATACACTATCTACAACGGTGTTACGCCAAACGGCAGCGATGTGTCGGCCTTTTTTGTTGTTCCTAACGGCGGCAGCTACCAAGTGTATATAGACCAAAGCAACAACGGCTATATAACGGCTTGGGTCGAGTGGTATTAAGGGGCCAGCCATGCAGTTTTTCATAGATACTGTAACGAACGCGGTTCATGCGTTTGAGGACAACGTTGTCGTCAAAGAGGCGGACGGCGTTTACTCGTTCGCCGCCCCAAACGGCGACGTTCTAAACACGCCAGCGACGTTGCAGCCTTACGCTCCGCCCGCTCCTACGGATGGAGAACTGGTCGCGCAGGCTCAAGTCAAACAGATCGCTGCGCTCTACGCTGCCTACCGACAGGCTGTCCAGCAGCCGGTGGGCTACACCAGCGAGGGTGGTGTGACCAAGACGTATCAAGCTGATCCGGGCAGTGTGGCGAGTCTGCAATCTATGTTGCTTGCTTTTGGCGCGACGCAGGCTGTTCCTCCGGGTTTTTACTGGGTGGCGGCTGACAACGCGAAGGTGCCGTTCACCTACGCGGACTTGCAAGGGCTGGCGCAGGTGATCGGTGCGCAAAGCGCGGCGGCGTTCCAGCGCCTGCAAACGTTGAAAGACCAAGTGCGTGCAGCGGCGTCTGTCGCGGCGGTTGAAGCAATTGCGTGGTGAGTTGAGGATTAAGCCATGACCATCGTTAACCCACTTCCATATACGATCCAGAACGGGCAGGCGGTCGATGCCGTTCCGGTCATGGCGAACTTCAACCAGATTGTCAGCAACGTCAATGCTAACGCCGCCCCCGCGAACGTATTAAGCACTGCTACGACCCCTCCGCAGTTCGACAACAGCACGGCGCTGGCGACGACCGCGTTCGTCAAGCGATCAGGGCTGCTGTTCAACAGTTGGGCGGTCTATTACGGGACAGGAAACATCTCCATTGCTGATGCGGGCAAGGCGATCCAGCTTGCACCATCCGCGTCGGCTGCAACCTTGACACTTCCAGCAGCGAATGCAGCGCCTAACGGCACGGCGCTTTTCCTAAAAAACACCTCCAGTTATTCCGTCACCATCCAACGCTCCGGCAGCGACTCAATTGTGCTTGGCACCACGACCCTGACATCAACCGTCGTGCAGCCTGGGGACGATCTGTTGCTGGTCACAAACGGGGGCAGCACTTGGTTTTGCGTCTCCGGGTCAGCACAGCTTTCTGGATCGAGCCGGTTCTCGGTAGTGTTTAACGGAAATGGCTATAAGATGGGGCCGGCTGGGGAGATCGACCAGTGGGCCTACGCGGCTACGGGAACGTCTAACGCCGGCAACATGATGGTCACTCTGCCCGTCGCCTTCTCGTCGGGCTTCCTGTCTGCAACTGTTTGCTCGGCCAACTACTCTAACCCGCCTACTGCTGTCGGCATTGGCGGTGGAAGCACCTTGACCCAGATACAGGTATATTTCGCAGCGAACACGTCCGGCGTATATCTTCGCGTGATCGGAAAGTAACGAGGTAGCACTATGCGGTTCAGCAAAACGACTGGCGGGTTCTATCCAAGTGGCGTTCAATACGATTCACTTCCTGACGATCTGGTTGAAATCACGGATGACGATTATCAAGCGTTGCTTGAAGGGCAAGCCGCTGGCAAGCGAATTGTTGCGGACGAAAGCGGCAGACCTGTCCTGCAAGACCCGCCTCCGCCTACTGTCGAGCAGGTCATTGCTCAATACACGTTTATGGTGCAGGGACGGCTCGACGCTTTTGCACACACGCGCGGCTATGACGGCATCCTATCGGCGTGTACCTATGTAACGAGTACAGTCCCGAAGTTCGCTGCTGAGGGGCAATACTGCGTGCAGGCACGCGACGCCACTTGGGCCAAGTGCTACGAGGTGCTCCACGAGGTTCAGTCTGGTCAACAGCCTATGCCGACGTGGGCAGACCTTGAAGCGGAGCTTCCGCCTCTGGAGTGGCCGACCTGATTCGTCGCAACTGAAGCAATTACGTAGTGAGCACAATGACATACCTCAAACTTATCGCCCTCTACCTTGGCCTTGCGTATGCCACTTGGTTCGCGTTCCTCGCGGTCATGGCGCTCCTTGCAGCGCGCAATAGCGGCAAGCTGACCAAAGCAAGCGAAGTGCTTGCCATGCCCATCCTCGTCGTCGGGCAGTTGCTTGATATCAGCCTCAACGTAGCGTCCACTGCCTTGTTCCTCGACTTGCCGCAGGAGTGGATGCTGACCTTCCGATGCGACAGGTATCTTTCTATTGCGAACCCTAGTGGGATGAACAGGTATCGTCAGCGTGTTGCCCGTGCGCTGTGTCAGAACCTGCTCGACCCATTTCAGTCGGGCGGGCATTGCAGAGGAATCGACCCATGAGCAAATCTGGCATTAAAATCAACCCTGCCAATAAGGGCAAGCTGCACAAGACGCTTCACGTTCCCAAAGGCGAGAAAATTCCTGTGGCGAAGCTAGAAAAGGCAAAACATTCCCCTAACCCCGTAACGCGCAAGCGGGCCACTTTCGCACTCAACGCAAAAAAGTGGGCAAAATGATCGGCGATCTGTTCTACGTTCTCTTGCTGGCGGCGGTCTTTATTGCGGGCGAGCTTGTTCTTCGACGATACCTAAAACGCCGCTATGGACCACGACAAGATTGATTTTTCGTTTTTTGCTTGGTCGTCCGTCCTCGGCGCGTTGATCGGGCTAGGCCAAATCCTCGACTCTGCCGAGCAGCTATCCTGGCGTATCGTCGTGGGGCGCGCACTCGTGTCGGCAGGGCTGGCGTCAACCGCCCCGGCGCTTCTGGCGTGGTTCCCTCAAATGCCTCGCATGGCCGAGTTTGCGTTTGCAGCAGTGCTTGCCAGCCTCGGCACTTCTGCGCTTCAATCCCTCGTGCGCCGGGTGCTGACCGGGCGCAATAACTAGGAGCTACTATGGCCGTCCAATACTCGACCACACACCGCACCAACGCTATGACTGATTTGGTCACGCAGTTGGGGTCTACAGGCTACTTGTTGATCTACACCGGCTCGCCGCCCGCCAACTGCGCAGCATCAGCCACAGGCACGCTGCTCGTGTCGTTGCCTATGTCGTCAACGGCGGGAACGGTGTCGAACGGCGTTCTGACGTTCAATGCGTTTACAACCACAAACGCCGCTGCATCTGGCACCGCAGGTTACTATCGTCTTTGCACTTCTTCGGCGGGCACAACGTGCGTCAGCCAAGGCGTTTGCGGCACCAGCGGCGCGGACTTGAACCTGACTTCGACATCCATCACGGCAGGGCAACCGGTCAGCGTCACAAGCTGGACGATTACGGCTTACGGCGCGTAAAGACTGATCAGGGCCGGTCATGGCGATCACCACACTCGATCAACTGCTGGCGGGGATGCTGCCGCCAGCGTCCATCGCAAAGGCCGCCACGCCCACGCTGGTCGCTGGCCGCCCGCAGAGCTTGTTCTACCTCGCAGGCGCACCGGGCACGGCTGTTGCGCCGTCCCCTGGTATGTCTGGCGCTGCGCTCACCAGTTATGGCGGCCAAGTCCCGTTCCCTGCCGCAGTCGCCGGGAAGAACGTCTATCTGGCACGCTTCCAAGCCCAAGCTACCATCGCGGGCACGCTCGTCTTGTGCGACCGGCTCTGGCACAACTCGGGCCTGAACCTGACCGCAACGACCGCGCAGACCATCAACTCCGTGGCTTGGCCCGCACGCGACGCCAACGGTGCCAGCAGCGGCAGTCAGGTTCTGATCGGCCTCGAAGTCACGACAGCGACCGGCTCGGGCACACCAACCTTTACCATGTCCTACACCAATCAGGCTGGCACGGCTGGTCAGACAGGGACAGGCATTCTGGCCGGCGTAGCATCGTCCGCCATCGGTTCGTTCTACCCTATGGGCCTAGCCGCTGGCGATACCGGCGTGCAATCGGTACAGTCGTTCACGCTCTCGGCAACCTGGACGTCCGGGGCCGCTTCGCTGGTCGCATACCGCGAGATTGCGCGGTTGGAAATCACGGGGGCGAACATCCCCGCAGCCGTTGACGCAATCACATCCGGTATGCCGCGTATGTATGACGGCAGCGTCCCATTCCTGCTGTTCGTTCCGTCTACTACGACAGCGAGCAACATCAGCGGGCAGGTGGTGTACTCGCAAGGGTAATCCATGACCGCCGCCGCGCAGATCAATGGCTGGCTCAAGGCGCGGTATGTCAAACGCAGTGCCGCGCAGGTCTACGCGCGCATTGCCTGGGGCGATCTGGACAAAACAGAGGCGCAGGTTTGGGATGCGTGGATATTCGGCACGACCACAAGCGGCGTCTCCGCGACTGCTGCCCAGACTGACCGCGCAGACACGCAGGCCGCGTCCGGCACGCTGACTGTCGTCGCCCAGGCCGCCCAAGCTGACGCCGCAGACACGCAGGCCGCGTCCGGCACGCTGACTGTCGTCGCCCAGGCCGCCCAAGCTGACGCCGCAGACACGCAGGCTGCGACCGGCGCGCTGCCTGTGTCCGCTCAGGCTGCCCAAGCTGACGCCGCAGACACTCAGGCTGCGACCGGCACGCTGCCTGTATCCGCCCAGGCCGCCCAAGCCGACGCCGCAGACGCTCAGGCCGCGTCCGGCACGCTGACTGTCGTCGCCCAGGCCGCCCAGGCCGACGCCGCAGACACGCAGGCCGCATCCGGCACGCTGACTGTCGTCGCCCAGGCCGCCCAGGCCGACGCCGCAGACACGCAGGCCGCATCCGGCACGCTGACTGTCGTCACCCAGGCCGCCCAAGCTGACGCCGCAGACACGCAGGCCGCATCGGGCACGCTGACTGTCGTCGCCCAGGCCGCCCAGGCCGACGCCGCAGACACTCAGCTTACAAGCGGGGTTCTCGGCATCGGCATTGTTGCAGTGCAGGTGGACGCCACGGACACGCAGTCCGCGTTGGTCGCCCCTAACCCGCCTATTGTCATTACGGCGGTACAAGTCAACGGCGCTGATGTTCAGCTTGCATCCATTAACTTCAGGTACAACACGCTGAACGCGGCGTATTTGTACGCTGCGCAACAGGCTGCGCCGCAGAAGTTCTACGCAATATCGCCCCCGCCGCGAGAAAGCACAGCGGTCTATACGCAGTCCGGCGCGTTCACCGTCCCGTCGTACTCAAATTACTTCCTCGTAAGCGCAACAGCTGCGGGGGGTTCGCCTTATGGCGCAGCAGGGCGGCAAACGTCACGGCAACAGTTGCCTGTTGTTGCTGGCGACGTGCTGACAGTAGCTATTTCGCCAAACGTCACCGTCCAGCGGGGGAGCCAAACACTACTGTCGTTGCTGGACGGCGCAGCGTATGCAAAAGGCACGCAAGGCGGCCTACCGCAAGACTCTGGAATTGTCGGGCTTGGCAGTGGAGTCGATCAGGGCGATCCGTTTCCAGCGGCGCTCGTTTTTATCTGGGATTGATATGTCAGCATTCGACGACGCATTTACTGCCCTCATCGGCAATGAGGGCGGCTACAGTAACAACCCCGCCGACCCTGGCGGCGAAACGATGTGGGGCATCACGCAGCGCGTGGCGCGAGCGTATGGCTACACGGGCGCGATGAAGGATTTGCCGTTAGAGACGGCGAAGGCTATCGCCAAGGCAAAGTATTGGGACGCATACTCGTGCGATAGTTTCGACCCACGAATTGCGTTCCAAGTGTTTGACGCGGCGTATAATGGTGGCCGGCCAGCCCTGTGGCTACAAAAAGCAGTCGGCGTGCCGGAGGACGGCGTCATTGGCCCTGTAACGATTGCCGCCGTGAACGCTGCCAACCCGTTGCAGGTCATCATGCGGTTTAACAGCTACCGGCTCAGTTACTTGACATCGCTTAGTTCGTGGCAGTTCTTTGGGCGCGGGTGGGCGAACCGGATCGCTCGCAATCTTTTACAAGGGGCGCAATGATGAATATCACATGGGCAGACGTTGGGCGGGCAGTTGGCAGCATTGCCCCGGCCCTCGGCACGGCGCTCGGCGGCCCTGCGGGTGCCGTAGTGGGCAGCTTGGTCGCTTCGGCGCTCGGGACGAACAATGACCCCGCGTCAGTAAACGCCGCCATCGCCGCAGATCCGACCAATGCGGCCAAAATCATCCAGCTTCAGGCGGAGCACGAAGAAGCCCTTGCCAAGATGAACCTGGAGTATGAGACTGCGGTCGTCAACGCCCAGGCGGGCGACATTCAGGCCGAAGCAAGGTCAGAGTCCTGGCTCGCGTCGAACTGGCGGCCCATCCTGATGCTGTCGTTTACAGCCATCATCGTCGTGAACTACCTTGTGCTGCCTGTTGCGCAGTGGTTTGGCGTGACCGAGCCGCCCTTGGTGCTGCCGCCTGATATGTGGGCACTATTAAAAATCGGCGTAGGCGGGTATATTGTGGGCAGGTCTGGAGAAAAAATCGCACGGAGCTTGAAGCCATGATGTCGCTCAAGGAACAAATTGATCGGGACACGATCCATCATTTTTCATCGGGGGTCTACGCAAAGCAGATGCTCCTGCCGAAAGGGGCAATTGCGCTGACGCACAAGCACAAGTATGACCACTTGAGCATTCTGGCGCAGGGTGCAGTCGTGCTGGAGACGCCCGAAGGGCGGCAACTACTCCGCGCCCCGGTCGCCGTGACCATCCGCGCAGGGGTTGCTCACGGCATCATAGCACTCGAAGATTCTGTTTGGTTTTGCATTCACGCCACGGACGAGACCGACCCCGCCAAGGTTGATGAAGTCGTCATCCAGAAATGATCGGACAAGGAGACTGACATGCCATTTGCCAGCATTATCGGCGCAGTCGCGGGGCCGCTTATTGGGGACGCCCTGTTCGGCGGCAGTTCGTCTAGCAGCCAAGGCGGCTATCAAGGCGGCTCATACCTGCCACCTAACCTGCCCCAAGCGGCGAACACCGAGCTTAGCCTCATTCCGCAAATCGGCGCGAACAACCTCTACCAGCAGACGTTGCCAGCCGCGCAAAACGCCGTAAACGGAGCAATTTACAGCCCCTACTACGGCCAAGCACTTTCCGGTGCGCAGCAAGCGTCGCAAACCGGGATGTGGCAAGGCTCGCAGGCGGCCAACGCAGCGAGCCAACTTTACGGCCAAATGGGCCAGATTCCGTGGCTGCAAAACCAGCTTGTTCAATCCGCGTTTGACCCGCAGAGCCAGCTTTACAACTACCTACGCTCGCAGAACGCAAACCAAGTCAACGCAGACCTCGCCGCGCGAGGGTTGAACATGAGCGGGGCCGGGGCGCAGATTGCGGCGCAGCAGAACCAGCTATTCAACCAGAACTGGCAGAACGACCTGCTGAACCGGCAACTGGCCGGGGTGCGCGGGGTTGGCGCACTCAATCAGTCTGCGGGGCAATTGGGCTCAGTTGGGGCAAGCATCGGCACGCAAGGGGCGAACTTGATGAATCAAGCTGCGGCGATGCCCTACCAGACGCAGCTCAACGCGGCAAACTCGCAGCTCGGGATGATGAACAGCCTTGGGCAGATGGGCCAGCAGGCCAACGTGCCGATCCAGCAGCAGATTATTGACTACAACACATACCAAGGACTTGGAAGTCCGAACTCGCAGCTTGGGCAACAGAACCAACTCAACCAAGCATCACAAGGCTTTGGTGCGACTATAGCCAAACCAATTAGTAACGCCGTTAGCGACGCAATTAAAAATTGGGGGTCAGGCGTGAGCGGAAGCAGCGGAAGTAGCGGAAGCACCTTCTCGGGCGACCCCCTCGCCTACATGGGTTAAGGACTAAAGATGAACATCGGCAGCTACTTGCGGTTTGGCAACATGCTGACAGGCGCGTATAACACCAACCAGCAAGATATTGTTAACCAGCGCCAGCAGCAGCAACTCGAAAACTTGCTGGCGAACAGTGCGCTAGCGCGTCAGATTGACAGCCAGAATTTCCGAGATCAGCAGACCGCCCTCGGAGGCTTAGGAGAGTTTTACCGAAACATCGCAAACGGCCAGCCGCTCTCTCCGGGTATTGCTCCCGCTCCAATGCCAGGGCAAAACAGCGCACAGCAGCCGCTTCCGCCAGTAGATACGGCGCAGTCGTTTCCGGTTCCGCCGCAAAACATACAGACCGTGCAGCTACCGGGCGCAGAGTCAGTCCCTACGTTCGGCCCGAAGCAGCAGTTTGACCACATTTCGACCCCGGAGCAGGTCGCCGCTGCGGTTGACGCTAAGAAAATGAGTCCGAACGCTGCGGCAAGCATCTTGCTCGACATGGCGCGACGCGGCGGGGGGCAAGCACCCGCAGCGCCCGCGCCAGCGGCGTCGCCAACCATGCCGCCCGTGCAGCAAGGCCAAGATGCTGATTCGCCGCTTTCGCCCGGGACGTATGGGCGCACGATGGCGCTCATTCAGAACAACCAGCCCCTTAACCTCGCTGCTCGGGCTGCTGCGGACTTGCTCAAGGCGCACCCAAACATGAGCGACCGCGAGCTTGGTCTCACAATGGGCATGATTAACCCGGTGCTAACAAAGCAAGCCGACGCCGTGCTCCGCGATGCAAGGTTGAGCGACACGGATTTTTTCAAGACTGTGGGCTTGCTTTTGCAGCAGGACAGAAACCGACGTGCTGACGCCGCGCTCCCGTCGCAGATTGATAAAAACGAAGCGCAAGCAGCCGAATATAAGGCTAGGGCGGACTACTATTCTGGTGGCGGCGGTGCTGGAGCGGCAGGCGCTGCTCCGCAGGCGACCGACGCAAATTCGCCAAACCCTAACCTATCAGGGATGCAGCAACAGGTCATCCAAAGCTGGCTTGGCGGCGGGAAGTTGCCTGTCGGCGGCCCCCAAGGTGTTGTTGCACGGCAGGAGGAAGCAAACTTGCAGCGACAGCTAGGGTTGCCCCCAGGCGCTATTCCCGCCATCGGCCAGCAGGCTAAAAGCAGCCAAGCTACGGCTACGCAGTTGCAAAACCGCTACGCACAATTTCAGACTAGCGTAAAAACGTTGGAGAGCCAGTTTAACCAAGCCCAAAAGCTTGCCGAGCAGTTGCAACTAAACGGCATTGCTACAACCAACAAAGGACGGTTAATAATTGACCGAAAACTTGCGTCTACGGACTCCAAGTTAGGAAAGCTTGTAGCCCAATACGACGGACTAGTCAACGAAATGTCTCGTGAGTATGGGGTTGTAACGGGGTTTGGTAAGATGACAGGCTATGCGTTTAAGAGCGCAGAGAAAGTATTTGACCCGGCCCAGGGCGTTGCGCTAGATGGGGTTGCTGACGCGGTTAAATTTGGCACGACGCAGGCGGAAAACGCGTTTCAAAACACGCTCCAATACTACCAGAGATTGCCGCAGTCCAAACTTATTGAGTCCGCAAAAAATAAACCCTTGGCGGCTCAATATGTTGGGTTTAAGCTAATGGACAGTAAAACCTTTGCGGACTATGCCAAACAGCATTTTGACGGCGACACAACCGCCGCACGGCAGTATTTAATCGCGCACGGAATCCACCCGGAGTAAAGCATGGCAGCATCGGACGTTTATGTTGGTTTGACCGACGCGCCTGTCCCGAGGCAAAGCTCTACGCCTGCCCCAAGCACCAGTAGCGCCAGCAGCGCAGGGCCGAAAAACTCTATCTACGTCGGTTTGGATGCCGCGCCTACGCCTTCAACGCCGAGGGCCAAGTCGAGCAGTGAAACTGCCACGCCTCCGAGCGCACCCGTGCAACAGTCCGCAGGACACAATTGGCTGGACACTGCAATACAAGGCGCCAAAGGCTTTGTAGGTGGCATGAACGTGCCCTTATGGAACGCTGTAGGATCGATCCCTATCCCGGCAGTGCAGCAGTTTGCGCAGAAAGAGGCGCAAACTGCAGGTAGTTTAGGTTCACCAACTGGACAGGCACTCGGTCGAGGGACGACACAAGCCCTCACTATGCTGGCGCAGCCTGAATTCGCGCCGGGCGCGTTGTCGCAAGCAGCAGGCCAAGCCGCTCTCAGCGGGTTGCAGTCTTACCTAACAGCGCCTCAAGGCGAGAAAAACCAAGCCGCCGCAATAGGTGCGGTATCAGCCGGTTTACTAAGCGGCGTCGGTTCCGGATTATCTAGTTTGCTAGAGGGCGGGGTAGTAACACCTGCTGTTGCCCGTGCCGCCAAAGAGGCTAAAGCGCAAGGATACAAGCTCATGCCAAGCGAAGCAACTGGCTTCGGCAAAGGTGCGCAACAACTTATCAACGCAGGGAAAGGTTCTGCCGCCGCGCACAACTACAACCTCTATGAGCAAACGCTCGGAGGGTTGGCTGGCGTCCCCAAAGGCGTCAAACTCGATAGCGACTCTTTGGCGCAGGCCAACAAAGCCATCTCGGACGAATTTGCATCAAAGCTAGCCGGAAAGGCGGTCAAAATTCCAGCAACAACAGCGTCTGCTGTGCGCGGTTTGGTGGAAAAGCAGCCGGCTATTGCCGAAGAAGTTGTTGGTGCTACGGGCCTATCAAAAGCGTTCGAGGCCGCCGCAAACGGAGAGCCTATCCCTGCAAAGGATTGGTTCGCCATTGTGCGGCAGCTTAAAGCTATGCGCTACGCGCAGAAAGAGCCGAACGTCCAGCGCCAGCTAAGCTCGGTCATTGACGCGCTAGAGCAACCAGTCAAACAGCTTAGCCCCGACATTAACAAGGCATACCGAACATTTAACAGCCAATACCGCGCCAATGCATTGCTTCTTGATGCAATGGCTGGCGACATGAATTTTTTGCAAACCGGCAAGATCAACCCCGTCAAAGTGTGGGCGGCGGCGCTGAATGACGCAAAAACTACAAGTGCGCAGGCAAAGACACTCATCACCGATGACCCGTTGACACAGACCGTGCGACGCGCTGCGCAGCTAAACCTTGTGCCGCAGGCGCGTGAGGAAGGGGACGCTGAAATGCTGAACCTGCTCCTGGCCGGCGCACATTCGGCGGGGCTACCAGTGCATTTGTCTTTGGGGTCTTTCAACGTCCTCCCAAAAATGGGTGCCGCAGTGGGTCTCGGCGCAGCCGGACGCGCATTGTATGGCTCGCCAATGGGACAAAGACTACTAGAATCGGGCCAAATGGTTGACCCCTTAACCGGGAAGCTCATTCAGGCAGGGAGCCGAGCGATGGTGTCTACCTTGCCCGGCGCGCTCCCGTCCTTTTCTTCATACGATCCGTCACCTGCGCCTTCTCAATGAAAATTCTCGTCATCGACCCGTCGGCGCTGGCGCTCGACTTTTGTCTACGCAGCATGGCCGAGGGCGCACAAGTCCGGTGGTTCATCCGCAACAAGCCCGATGGGTTAATCACTGTTGGGGATCATCTTGTCCAGAAAGTGCAGCATTGGGAGCAGCACATGAACTGGGCGGACTTGGTGTTCCTGCCCGACAATGCGGTCTACATGGCCGACTTGGACAAGTGGCGGCAGCGCGGGTATCCGATCTACGGGGCCAACAGCTTCACTGCGCAGTGGGAGCTAAACCGGCAGGTGGGCATGGATGTGCTCAAAGCGCACGGCGTGCCGCTCATCGAGGGCGAGACGTTCACCAGCTACGACAAGGCCATTGCCTACGTCAAGGCCAACATGGGGCGCTACGTCTCCAAGCCGTTTGGGGATGCAGACCGCAGTCTGTCCTACGTCAGCAAAGGGCCGGCAGATATGGTCTACATGCTGGAGAAGTGGAAAAAGACCGGCAAGCACGTCCCCGCGTTCATCATGCAGAAGTTCCAACCCGGCATCGAGATGGCCGTGGGCGCATGGGTCGGGCCAGCCGGGTTCGCAAGCCCCTGGTGCGAGAACTTCGAGCACAAGAAGCTGATGAACGACGACAAAGGCCCGAACACGGGAGAGATGGGCACCGTCGTCACTTACACCGAGAAGTCGAAGCTGGCCGACAAAGTGCTCAAGCCGCTGGAGGACTATCTGGTGCGCAGTGGGCACATTGGGTTCGTGGACGTTGCAGTCATCATTGACGACAAGGGCAACCCGTGGCCGCTAGAGTTTACGATGCGCCCAGGTTGGCCGATCTTCAACATTCAGCAGCAACTACACCGGAGCACAGCAAAATGGATGCTCGAAAGCCTAAACGGATCATCGATCTGGACGAACTTCTTGACGGGCCTGTCGGCGACGGGGGTCGTGCTGGCGATCCCGGACTTTCCTTACAACAAACTGAGCCGCAAAGAAGTGTCGGGCACGCCGATCTACAACCTGGACGCGGTGAGCAGCCACATCCACCCCTGCGAGCTGAAGGCGGCGAAGGTGCCAGTGGAGCGCGGGAACAAGATCGTGGAGGAAATGCACCTCGTGAGCGCCGGGACGTATCTACTCATCGCAGCGGCGGCAGCGCCGACAGTGGACGCAAGTCGGGAGCAAGCCTACAAAGCCTTGGACTCGTTGTCGGTGCCGAACTCCCCGATATATCGGACGGACATTGGCAAGCGCCTCAGCTCCCAGTTGCCCAAGTTGCAGAAGATGGGCTATGCGACGAGCCTGAAACTGTAAACAACGAGCAGACCAATCACCTCAACCGGATCGTCAACAAGGCGCTGCGCAAGATCGAGGACATCCTTGACCTCAACCCTGCGCCTTGGGACAACGACTATGCGCGGCTGCTATCCATCCAGAAGGACGCAGCCGCCAGCGCGATCAATATGGCGATCAAGGCCGACGAAAGCCGGTTCCGTGCGCAGTCGGACGCGGCCATTGCGGTGATCCTAGACGAAGTGCGCAGGCTCAAGGCCGTGCGGTCACAGACGCTGATCGAGAATCACGCCACTTGAGCCTCGTCCTCTTGCTTGAACTCGAAGCCGAGCCGGTCAGTGTCGATTTCGAGGCATTGCGTCTGCCCTTGCGGGGGGACGCCCGTCATGCCCTTGGTCAGCGTCACCTTGCGCAAGCCGCGCAAAACGCCGATCTTGCGCAGTTCGCGCTGCGCGTCAGCCCAGTCTAGCCGCCGCTGCAACGCATAGCGGCGCATGAGCGTGTAAGAGACGTAGAGCGTGCGGCTCGGCGCTTCATAGCGCATGGTGTAGGGCGGCGTGGTGCGGATCAGGTCGAACACCACGTTTTGCATGTTGGTCTGCACGCAATGCGCGATGTTCTCGTTAATGAAGTCTGTAAGCGTTTGTGTCGCGTCTGACTCGTAGGCGCTGCGGTGTTCCCGTTCCGCCAGGATCAGGTCGCGGCCAAACTCCAGCACGGCGTTCGCATCGACGGGGATGCCGAGCGCGGCCTTCACGACGCGAGCCATCATGGCTGCGCCAGCGGCCATGTTGACGCGGATGCGTTCTTCGGTCGGTGCCTGAATCGCCGCTTGCAGTGCGTTTTTGACTTTTTCCAGCCCTTGCGCGATCAAGTCTTTGTGGTCGACCAAGTATTGCGCCAGGACGTGCCCGGCAGATCCGGCGTTCGCCATCAGCAGGCGCTTCATCATGTCGCCATCCTGCAAACGAGCGTTGGGCGGCAACACCACGCGCATTTCCAGCACGCGGAAAGCCTCCGGAATTGCGCCCAAGTCCATCAGCTTCTCAATGATGGAGGTGTTGCTGCTCGACGTGAGGATGGTGTGCCACTCCGGGGCCATCTCGCGCATGTGGCCCGAGCGATCAAGCCGCCGCTTGTCTCGGCCTTCGGACACGTCATAAGCGAGCACGGCGAGCTTTTGGCCGTCGAGCTTCGTCAGTTCTTCGGCCTGCACCGGCAGGTTGTGCATGATGGAGAGGAACGCCACCCGCGCATTCTCGGTGTCCTGGGCCTTGCTGAAGGCGGACTCTTGCGTCCCGAACACGCTTGTAATGGCGCTCTGCACAGTGGACTTGCCTTGCCCCGAAGGGCCGACCAGCGACAGGATGCCGCCACGCTCGCCCGACAGCTTCATCAACGGCGCAGCCAGCGAGCACATGAACGCGAAGGTCTGCTTGGGGCTGTCGCCGCACAGCAGGGGCAATACCGCCTCGCGCCATGCGTTCACGTCCCCGACCAGGGGCATATACCGCGCCAGTTGCGCGGCGTGTGGCTCCAGATGCACCAGCACGGGCACTTGGCCTGCGCGATACAGACGATTGCCGACAAGGAAACTGCCGTCCGCTTGCCAGCCGAATTGTTTGTATGAGTCCGTCACTTTTTGCTCCCGCTCCAGTTTTTCTTTCGACGCGATCAAGAACGCCTTGACTCCAGTCGCCCGCTTGCCGAACACGCTCACGCCGATGTTGTTCAGCGCCTGCTCGAACTCCCGGCTCAGTTGCGCCATTGTGATGTGGTGCTTGGCCTCATGCGGGTTGAGCAGCGTCACTTCGATGTATCGCTGCTCCTGCACGCCAGGGATGCGGATGACGTTCGTCACGGCAACCGGGTAGTGCAACAGTGTGTCCCATGTCGCCTCGCCGCTTTCTTCGTCTTTCACCTTGACCTGCAAAGCGCCTGCATGAAGGCGGTAGCCATCGGGGATGAACGGTGCCAGCGCCTTCCACTGCTCAACTTCTGGCGCTGGCTCGATGCCGCGCCGCTCTTTGCCACGAACGATCGCCAACACCTCGGCCTCGGGCAGCGGCGGCTCGCACTTGGACTCGTTCAGCGCCAGCATTTCGGCCACCAAATCGTCGCCCTCAACGCCAGCCTTGATCTTGGCGTAGCAAGCTTGGCTCAGATAGTCGTTGCGCCCGCCTTGCGGGACGACGCCCAGGGCCGCCGCCAGCATTCCCGTAGGGGCGTCTAGCGGGCTTTGCTGTCGCGGGGTTGCCTGCGCCTTAGCAAGTAACTTCGCGGGCAGCATCGGCACGTCGTCCAGCGACGGCGGCAGGCCGTTGATCCAGCGGTATTGCCACGGCGTGCCTTCGTCATCAACAACGACCGATGGAGGCAACACGTCCTGGCCGCCAGCGGCTCGCAGTTCAAACCCATGCTGGTGCAAGGCGACTGTGCGCATACCCTCTGGTGCGCGGAATAGCGCCTTCCAGCGGCGCGGTCTGCCGCTCGTCCAGACGGGGCACGCAGCGACGATTTGCTTGAGCGCGTCGGGCGGGAACCCTTGCGCGACCCACCACGCCTTGAACAGCGTGGAGTCGTCAACGTCAAGACAACAGGTGCCAGAAAGCGCATGGTTGATGCCCACATTGCCGCGTTCGAGACGCGCAACGTCCTCGCACCTTCGCTCCAACCACCCCTGCTCTCTCGGCCCTTTTTCGTCTCGTGGTATAGCGACAAGCGCTAACCCTAACCGTAGATAGTCTTGGATCATTTTGAAAGGGGAAAAGGATTGGAGCGGGGAGCCCCAATCCTATACTCGATCAGTCGCCGAGCAAAGCGTCCAAGTCAACTTTTTCAGCCGCCCCCATCTTGGCCTTAGACAGCGGCGTCACCTTCTTTTCCGGCACGGCAACAGGCGCTTCTTCCACCGCAGGGGCCTCCATCACGACCTCCCGAACAGGCGCAGCAACCATCGGCGCACCCATGCCGACCGCAGCCTTCGCCCCCTCGCTCTGGCGCAATTGCGATGCGGCGTGCAGTTCTTCCTCGGTCAACGGGCGCTTGATCGTAAACACCACACGCGGGTAGTCACTCTTGGCGTCGAACGTCGCATCGAACACCACGCGCTCAAGGTCAATGTTCTGGCGCACGGCATCCTTGACCGCATCGGCAAACGCCAGCATGTTCGTGGGCGAGAGCCGCCACGCGAAAATTTGCGCGTCGGGGTCGCCCACCAGCATGACCGCGATGCGCTTGGAGTCTTTGCACCGCTTGTTTTTCTTGCCCGACACCGGGTTGATGTCGCTGCCCCACACGTTGTGCGGGCAGTTTGCGCACGAGGGCGACTGCGGATGTTCAACGCCGTCGTTGGGGCGGATGCCGTCGTCCGAAGCGCAGTCCGGGGCGCGGGGTTCGCCGTCCGGGTCATACTTGGTCAGGTAGAACGTCTTGCTCTTGGCCGGGTTTGCCGCGATCAGCGCAAACTGGATGTTGAACGAGTTCAACACATGCTCCTCGCCATCGAGCATACGCAAGCGCCAGCGTGCGCCTTTGATGCTGATCTCGGGAAACGTGCGGCCTTCGCCGGACATGCCGCTGATGACGTCAGCGGCAAGGCTAGACAGCCCGGCAACGGTCGGCAGGTTCGTGGTTTTAGTGGTCAGGTTACTCATGTTTCGCTCCTTTTCGCAGGCTCAATAAAACGGCGTAGCGCCGCAGCTCGACTCAGAACAATCCGAGTCTTTCTTCCGACGACGCGGCAATGCACCTCGTCACGGTCGATCTGTTCAACACGCACCCGTCCTAGCGTGAGGGTGCGGATCACTGCTCCGACGCGGAGAATCCCGTGCGGACTCATTTGACACTCAACACGGTCGTTCCGCTAACCTCGACGCCGGGGATGACCTCGCCGTCCTCGATCAGCCGCAAGGCTTCGGTCGAGTCGATGGATTGCTTGACCAGCGCGGGGTTGGATTCTGCAAACTGCGCAAAGGCGTTCCAGTCTGTCACCTTGACGTTGCGCCGCACGTAGGTCGTCACCAGGCCCGCGTCGGTGCGTGCCGACTTCAGCCCTGCCTCGTAGAGCTTCGCCTCGATCTGTTGGCTCAGGTCGTCAAGCAAGGCCGTGTATTTTTTGACGGCAGCGTCTTTTTCTTCGCGGGCGCGTTTATACGCCGCGATCAGGTCGTTAAGTTCCATAGCTCTCTCCGTTTATCCACGCCATAACGAGATTCTGTAGGGACTGGCGTGCTTGGTTCCTACTGTAAATTGCCCTCTCTAGGGCGTCAACAAAAATGTGTAAGATTCTCGTGTGAGATGTTTGCGAGGGGCGCTGAATGCGGGCGTTGGCCTGCACGTAGGCGTCTCCGCCGTCCGTGGGCGCATACCAGACGATCGTGTTGGCCGCCGTGAGCGTCAGGCCGTGGCTCATGGTGCGCGGGTCAGCGACGATGATGCGCGGCTCGGGCTTCTTTTGGAAGTCTGCGAAAATCTGCGTGCGGTCGCTCAAGCTCGTCTCGCCCGACACTACGGCCACCGAGTAGTCGCCCTTGAGAGCGTCTGCAACCCGCTTAACGATGCTCTGGAACGGTGCAAACACAATGATCTTCCGGTCGCACTCGTCCACAATGTCGCGCAGCAGGGCCAGCCGGGGCGAAGCGTCCACGTCATGCGCCTGATGCTCTTTGTCGTAGACCGCGCCAGCCAGGATCTGCAAAATCTTAATGCGCAACGCCCCCTCATGCACCGCCGTTATCTCCGCGCCGTTGTCGAGCGCCCACTGCATCTTTTTGCGTAGCTCGTCGAGCGCCTTGCGCTGCGCAGTCGTCATCTCCGCCTTGCGGTGCTCGTAGGTCGTGGGCGGCAAGTCGATGCAGTCATCACGCCGGAACCGGATCGCAGGCTGCATGAACTCACCGACGAGCTTCTCTGCGCTCGGGACCGGTTCCCACTTGAAGTTCGATACCTGCCGCATCACGGTGTTGCGAAACGCCCGGTAGCTCAGCTTGGGCTTGTCGATCAGCGCCTGTTGCCCGTAGGCGTCGGTCGGCTCTTGCGGCGTGGGCGTGCCAGTGTTCAGCCAGACCAGCGGGTTCGGCAGCCCACGGATCAGGTCGCGCAGGGCTTTCCATCGCGCAGTCGTCGGGTGCCGGTATTTGTGGCTCTCGTCCACAATAATCAGCCACGATGTTTGCTTCGCCAGGATCGCTTCGCGCACGGCGGGGATGGTCAGCCCCTCATTGTTGATGATGTAGTAGTCCGCGTCATACTCCAGCGCCTCGAGCCGCTGCTTCACGCTTCCGTGCAGCACGCTTGACCGCCTGCGGCCTGGGAAGTGCTCGCCAATTGCATCGCGCCAGACGCTGTAGACCGTGGTCAGCGGGGCAACAATCAGCACCTTCGTAACGACATTCAGCCCCAACAGATAGTCGCTGGCCCACAAGTTGCCGAGCGTCTTGCCAGTCCCCGGCTCGGACAGGTTGTGGCAGCGCGGGTGCGTGGTCAGGAACCGCGCCATCTCGACCTGATGCGCCATCGGCTTCTCAATCGACGGCGAGCGCGGCCAGTCGTAGCTCGTCTCAATGGGCGACTTGACTGGCAGGCCGATATGCGCAGCGGCGATCATCGCCAGCAGGTTGACGGGCGCGACCACAACATCCTTGACGACCCGCGCACCAGGAATCGCACGCGCAACCCGCTCAGGCTCGGACAGCCCGGGCCAGCCGACCACGTTATGCTTTGCACTGTAAGCCAATTGCATTCATCGCTCCCCTGACAGCATCCTAGCCCAAAGCGTTAAAAATGCCGCTGCCGCCACGCATGGTACCTGCCCGTTTCCAATGGCTCGTAGCTTGTCCACCCGATGGGCCAACCCATCAGGTACTCGAAACTCGTTGGGGTTGGTTTCCCAAACACGCGGACAAAATTCCGGCAACTGCTGTGCTTTTGCATTGAAGGCGCTGCGAAATTCGCGATTGTGGTTGGTGTATGCAAGTAGCCAATATCGTTTCCGTATGTGGTCTGCACCCATGTCTTGCGCGCTATAACACGTTGTGGTGCACTCGTAACCATCGGCGCGAAGGTCCATAGCCGCCCGGTTAATCGCAAGCTCGGAAACATTCTCTGCAAAGATAAACTTCGGAATGCATTCTCGTGCAATTCTTCGCATTTCAGGCCATAAGTCTTTGCTTGCGACGTTTCTTCCACGAGCCGCTGTAGAATACGCTTGGCATGGAAACCCTCCAGATAGCAAATCCACACTCCCTCGCCAAGGGGTTCCGTCAAAGGTTCGCACGTCATCCCATATCGGGAAAGTGTTAAGCGTTCGGTCGTTTTGCCGTTTGATAAGAATGCTTCTGGCGAATTCGTCTCGTTCAACGGCGCATATCGTTCTAATTCCGAGCAGGTCGCTTGCAAGTAATCCTCCACCAGCGCCCGCGAATAAAGCCAACTCATTCATTTTCCCCTCTTTCAATAAGACCCATCATCTCCCTGACGGCTTCCGCACTGCGAGCAACCACCACGCGGCCACCAGTGGCCAACATTGCAGCAATCTCACGCTCCTGGTTCGGAGTTAGCTTGCCGTTCGCACTTTTCGCCTCGATTGCAAAGAACGTGCCTTTGTAGCAACCGACAAAATCCGGTATTCCCGACCGTCCGTAGCCGTTCATGGCGGGCATGAAATACCAGCACTCATACTCGGCCAAGACTTTCTTGATCTCGGCCTTTACTTTGCCTTCAGGTGTCATTTGTTCGGATAAAAGTTACACTTATTCGCACTACACCAGTTGCAAAGCGGTGATGGCTTGGGTGCCCATCGCTCGTCAGCCTCGATCTGCGCGATGATGTGGGCGATCTTGTCCTCGACAATCGGGAGGCCGCACCGCTCATGCACTACTTCTGCGCCTACTTTGCCATGCTTCAGGTAGACGTTGAACCCGGTCACTTTTTCGACAGCAGGGAACGCCTTGAGCACGGCGAGCGCATAGCAGTCGTGTTGCAGCGTGTCCTCGTAGGGCTTGCCGCTTTTCCAATCGCACACCACAGCGCGCTTGCCGTCGTCGCTGACGAGCAGCACGTCCAGCTTCGCCACAAACCCTTTGGGTGGCTTTGTCACGGCGTAGTTGAATTTGTCATCGAGGAAGATCGTCTGCTCGATCCGCGCGTTGTCGATGCGGTTGCGCACGCTGCTGATGCTTTCCTCGTAGATCGTCAGCGGCTCGGGCAGCGGCGTGCGCGTCTTGAGCGCCGTCTCAATCGCCTCGTGAATCTCAACACCGCTCGATGCCTCTTTGCTCTGGTAAGGCAGCGTGTCCCGCGCTTTGTATTTCCGGTAGAACTGCTGCGGGCACTTCAGGTAGCAGCTCAGGCTGGAGTAGGAATAGATCATTCCCGCTGCTCCTTCACGCTCACCAGCTTTTCCAGGTAGTGCAGAGCCTTCTTCAAGTCTTGCAGGCCGTCACCCTTCCGCCCTGCGCGTGAAAGGTACTTGATCGCGTTCCCGCGCAAGAATCCTTCAAACTCGGCCTCGCTCATCCATGACTCCATCGCCGACCACGGTTGAACCGCCAGTTCCTTGTAGTGGTCGCCGCCGATCTGGTAGCTGTCGGCCGCCCGGCTCTTGTTCGCGGTGTATACCGTCCCGGCGAAAAGGCATGTGTCATGATGCCGTTCACCGTCTTTTGCTCCGCACTTCACGCAATGTAAGCTGCTCATTTTGAATAGTTCCTCGCATATCCGCCTGCACAATTGAGCGGCGCACCTTCCGCGTAGCTCGGTGCCGCACGCATCACGCACTTCGCAAACTCAAACGCCTCGTCCGCCTCGCCTTCTCGCGCCAAAAAGACAATCTCATCGTGCGTCATAGTGACCACGCGATACTTGCTCCTGATGGCAAGCATCTGGTCGGCCACAATGTCGCGGGCGATGGCTTGGACGATATTCTCAACCAGCGCCGCGCCGTAGAGCCTGCGCTTGTTCGCCCCCACGCCATACTCATACCCATCCGGCGTCAAGCGTAGGCTAGGATAGCGCAGCACCCGGCCAGACGGCAAGCGAAGCGTCTCGAACTCGGTCATGATGAGACGCATCCACTGGATGCGGTCGTCCTGCATCATCGCTCGCAGCATACCATCGGCACGCTTCCAAAGCCGCGCAATCGCTTTGTAAGTGTTACGGTATGTGACGACATACTGCTGCGCGTCCTCAAGAGTCGTGTCGGGCTGCTTGGTGACAATCTGTGCGTGGAGCTTGGCATGGCCGACGCCATACCCGAGTCCCAAGATACAATTATGAACAATTATCGGTCCTTGGTCCGTCATCACCGTGAACCGGTTGTTCGGTCCGCAATTGAGCAAGTCGTAGACTAGCAAGTTCTCTTTCGAGGGCGAGGATTCTTTGCGATAAATCGTTCGCCTTTCTTCGGTTTGCAACGTTTTGCTTCCGAGTAACGAACCGGATGTTCCCTGGCGCATAGGGGCCGTCAACGTCAATCCTGTCAAGCTCAAGCGTTGGATTGTCCCATCCCGGCACAGTCTGAACGTATCGGAGAAACGCTGCGCGATCCTCGCGCCATGCTGGATCAACGTAAATGCCCCTCCCGCCATAACTAGGGAATGCCGCGTTCTTCGGGTTGTGGCATCTACTAATGCACGACGACAATCTGCTAAGTAGCCGCGACCTATGCGCGTCGTCTGAAAGCGCGGCTTTATATTTCCACCATCGTTTCGCCCCCGCAGCGACTTTTGCGCACGCATTGCAGCGCGTTGAACGCCCTGCAAGAATGTTTTCGCGGCTAACAATACCTTCCCACCCGCATGAACACCGGCAAACAGGCTGCCACCCTGCCGCGCGCCCAGTGCGCGACCGATGCGGCTCAAATCGGAGCACGGTAAGCTCGCCAAATTGAGCGCCGATCGGAAAAGGCCATGGTTTGACTGGACCTCTGACCACTCCCGCCATCCAAGTCCCGTCAGGATTTCGTGGTCCTCCGTCGCGGCGATCCCGAAACGCCGGAGCGTCGGCTTGTACCCCTGAAATTGCAGCCCACTGTGTTTTACCCATGATTCACCGTCCCACACCAAGTCCATAGCCGAAACTTGAACTATAGGCTTCCACCCTTTGTCAGTCAAGACTTTAGTGTCGGCTGCCAAGCAGGTTTTCCCTACGAAACGCTTGATCTCATCAATCTTTTCCCCCGGCCATATCCGTTCCGCAAACTTGACGTAAACGTCCTCACCTGCGGCAAACTGTGCCAGCAAGTCATCCTGGCCGGCCAGCCACGCGAGCACGCGGGCCTCGATCTGGCTTGAGTCCACGACGACCAGCACATACCCGTCTGGAGCCGTCAAGCACTTGCGCAATGGCGACCCTCGGTTCAGGTTCTGCATGTTCAGCCCGTCCGCGCCCGACCAGCGGCCTGTATGTGCGCCGTGGTATTTGAGCGGCACGGGCATCGACCCGCGCCCGCTCACGCTCAAAAACTTAGCCGTCCGCCGTAGTTCCGACACGCTCTTAGCGGCCAGCCTGCCTTGGATCAGCACCGACGCACGCGGATCGTCCTTGAGCGCCAACATGTCGGGGTCAGTCTTGCGTAGCGTCTCGGGAACCTGAACCCCACGCGCCGCGAGCACTGCGGCAAACTGCGGGTTGCTCATCAGCACGTCCAGGCTCACCCCAGATGCCGCCACAGCCGCGTCGCGCTGCGCCTCTAGCTCCGCCAGCCGCGCTTGAAGTAGCGCCGCGTCGATCGTCAGCACCGGCTCGGTAAACATTCGCACTGTGCAGTCGATCAGCGCCATCTCGCGCTTGTAGCGGATTTCTGGCAGCTCCGCCCGGAGCGCGTCATCGAGTGCGTGGTGCAATTTGCGCAGTAGCTCCACGTCCTGCTTGCAATACTCCGCCAACCGCGACTCCAGCATGGGGTCGAGATCGCGCACCCCGAGGGTTTTTACCAGTGCGTCACCCTTCGCGCCCAGGTTGTATCGCTCGCTCAGCGCCGCCAGGGAATGCTTGCCATGCACGTCGGCCAGCCGCGCCGTGCTCAGTGTGTCCACGATGCGGCGCGGCCTGATGTTGTATCGCCAGGACAAGATTGCCATATCGAACGCGGCATTGTGGGCGCACCAATATGCGTGTGAAAATCTCTCCGCGAGTTGGAGCAAGGCCGTAGACGCCGACGGGCCGGACCGCCACCAGACAGAACCATCATCGATGCAATAGGCGAACCCATGCACCT